TAAATACCAAATATCAAACCATGATACCTTTGTGCAATAGGTATTAATGAATTTGCTTGAGCAATGTCATCAAATGGCCCAAATTTAAAATCTAAAGGCTTATTTGCATTTACTCTAATGTTATCATTGAAATTATTTACAGCCATTAGCTTATGGTTATTGTTGATAGATTTGTTCTATAATTACTAATGTAAAGATTCATTAGTACACCATTATAAGTTACTAAAACTGGGTCTGGAAATAAATTTCCAAATCTAGAAACTGCTCCTCCAATCTCACCTTGATTCAAGATATCAATATACCATTGCAATTTTAAACCAGAAGAAACTGGAGTAGCAAACCACAAGAAATCATCATTTGCTGAATTGAATGGGATTGAGATTGGTAAAGATGGATGTGAAAGAGTTACTAATGTTCCTGTGAGAACATCAATATCAAACTCTGTAGGAATAGGAACAACTCCTCCTGGTAAGTTGTATTTCCCATAATACCAATAATTTTCATAAAGATTTAGTGTTGTAGTAGTAGTAGTTGAAGGTGGTGGTCCTCCAGTAACAGAAAAATCATAATACGTACCGTTACATACTCCAGTGCTAACTATTCTTATAATAGTTGTACCATCTGCAACTTCTACTGAATATCCAGCTTCCAAAGTTGCTTTACTAACATTACTTGAAAATGCAGAAACATAACCATCTACATCTGAATACAGATTAAACGGACCAGCATCATCACCAACTGAAGTAAGAACAATGTAAATATACATAGACTGTTTATTGTAAGAGTTTAAATCACTTATGTCAATCTGTATATTTTATGGGATATACATTATGTAATAAGCACCTATTGATGGTTGAATATTGTTGTGACCTAATCCTGTTCCAGTAGGAGTTACAGTAACACTTGTTGACACTGCTACAGTTTGTAGACTAGTCAATCCAAGATTTGCCACTCCACTAATTACTTGTTTAAGATTATATTTATAAGTATTATCACCACTATCACTAAAACTATCAAGAGTACCTGAAGAAGTTATATCTCCATTTTGTGGAGCATTTCTAGCAATGAAGTGTGAATGTGGATCAGCTGTTGAAGTTGCTGTTGCTATGTGCGTATGTGAAGGAATTTGATTTTCTGTAAGAACTACATTATTCAAACCTTGTAATGTATTTACTAAATATGTTGGATTACCTGATACAGATGGATCAACAACCACACTCATTGCTCCACCACCTACACCAGTTGTAACACCTACAGCAACTCTACCTCTTTTGTCTGGTGTTCCATTTTCTCCATTACATAAAAAAACATCTATAAATCCACCTGTTCCTACACCAGAAATACTGAAATTATCCAAAGAGCCATAATACTCATAGGCAACATAAGGAACCATTTTAGTCTTCTGTAGATTTGCTGTAGATATGCTATCTAAGTAGGCTTGAATTAAATTATTTAAATCAGCTAATTGAACATAATTTGTAGTAACATCAAGAATGAAAGCTGTAAGAGCTGTATCTGTCTCACATAACTTTGTAATTGCAGCTTGAAGTATATCATGTGTATCAGAAGAAACTGTTACACCTTGAAGACATCCTATATCATAATCTGCATTTAGGACATTTATAGTTGTAGTGAGTGAGTCAGTAATAATCTTCTGATTGCAAATTGATTGAATTAATGCTGAAATAACATCATTCAATGTTATATCTCCAGACTCTGGAAGAAATAAACTTACTAAAGGACAAAGATCTTCTGGATCAATTGTAGGAATTATACCTTCACCACTAATGATGCTAAGAATATATGTTGAAATTTGCAACTCAACACTAGCAAGAGAGTCACCTGTTACTATTCCTAGGCCAGGAATATCAATACCTGTATATCTTACACATTGATCAGATGTAATATCAGTACATCCATTGAAGCAGTTTGAACAAGCCATTTATTTATATTTTAGAAGTTTAACTTTGCTTGCAATCATGTCAACGGTGAATGCTTTAGCATAGTCTGGGTTACAATATTTATATTTTAATATCCTTCTATAGTTCAATAAATCTACCATTGTTGCAAATGGTATAGGTTGATTTAATGAAAACACAGTGTTGTTGTAGAGATCTTTAGCAACCTCTGTAATTTTACATTCAATATCTTGAAGTAGTGTGGGAATATCAGAGCAGTTTATGCAATTAGTCAATCTTGGATACAACATCGTCATCAGAAGTTTTCGGATTTACAATTAAATGTTTTTTGTCTTGGGCAACGCAATATGAACAGAGTCCCTCTTTCAAATTGCAACCACATCCTACGTTGGCTTTACATCTTCTACAATTAGCCATATCAATAATAAGTTGTCACTGTAGCATAATTGTTTCCAGAACATCCACAATTAGCTCTAATGAAGTTGTTTAACATTTTATCAGCTTGAAGATACAATTTATTTGCTTCAACTATTGCACAATTATTTGCAGCAGCTAATGCACCATTTATAAAAAACGATACAGTGGTGAGTTCAACTTTTGCTTGAGTTTTGATAGCTCTGTCACATTCCATCATATCAAGCTTCATAAATGCCTCATCAAACTTCTGTTGAAGTCTATCTACACGCATTGTAGTCTTGTTGACAAAATTAACTTCAGCTGGGTCCACCGTGTATTTTAAATAATAAATACCATCAGGAATAGGATCGTTTGTACCAATTGGAGTAATTCCCAAACTTGATGATGAGAATACATTCAGCTCATTAACATTGAATGGTAAACTAACTATACCAAAATTAGGAACAGTAATTTCAATAATAGGTGATGATACAGTTGGTGGATCAGTTGGATACGTTGAAGCATCAGCAATTCCAAGAGTGAGTGTATCATATGTAGGGATTACTAGTATATCAAGTTTTAGATCTGGCATATCACATTATAGAAAATGCCAGAGGATTTTGAGAATTAATCCTCTCACCCTCTGGCATAGGTTATTGAAATTTATTTAGTACCTACTATTAAGGAATCAATGTTGATGTAGTAGTAGTAGTGCTTGCTGGAGCAGATGAAGTAGTAGTTGTGGTAGTAATGCAAGCATTATTATCAACTACAGCTCCTAACCCAGCAACAAGTACCGCTTCAGTAGCAGCAGCAATTCCAGCATTACCAACAGTGTCAGCATTAGGAACAGCAATGATTACCATGTTATCCTCATGGATATAATCACCCCACTGATAAGCAGACTTATCAATCTCGTTGAATTTGATATAGTATGTATCGTAAATGACACCTTCAGAAACATAAGTCTCGAAGTTACCATTGTAACCATTCATTCTATACAAGTGCTTCAAATAACCAGCCTGATAGCTGTAGAAGTTCTTCTCAAGTTGAGCAATTTCTTCAGCAGTTCCAGTTGGATAAGAAGATCTCTGAACAACATTTGCAGTTGCAACAATATCACAATTGTCAGCAACAATAAAATCAACAGTTGTAGCAGGACCTTGATAAACAAATGCACGGAACCACATTCTATCATATTCCCAAGGGAATGCAGCAATATCACAAGGCTGACCATACTTAGTAAGAGTTTTACCAGAAATTCTAAGAACAGCTGAAGCATCATTACCAACTCTTTCGAATGTGTAGAAGTCACTGAATGTAATATTATCAGGATTGATACCTGGACCTTCCTGATTCAATTTAGCAATAAATTGATCAATCAATGCAGGAACATCAACATCAGTACAAGGATCAGCACCGCAGTCACAGCAAGGAGCTTGTACTGTTACAGATCTTGTAAATCCATTGAAATACAATGTATCAAGATAACTAGAGTGTCCTCTAAGAGTTAGAGTTACAACATCTCCACATTGTACACTCCACCCACTAATGTCAGTGATTTGTACAGCTGGAGTTCCGCAACCTGATACTTTGTACCATTCAGTTACGTTCGAATTACAACCAGCACCTGATGGACAACCTTTGATCTTATCAGAACGCTTAGAGCCTTGTAGGTAGGTGTTTGCTCTACCTTGAGCTACATAGAAGTATGGAGCAGCAGCAATATTGCCAGCTGTACCAACACTATAATCGTTTTTGAAGAAACCAACTTGACCAGCAGTTAGATCCTGTGTAGAACCAGAGCTAGGGAGCGCAGTTTGCCCTACTGGAACTACAAAAAGGGTGGTTAATGAGAAATCAGCCATTTTTTGTTTTTGTTTTAATTAATTATTCATTTGTTTGTATTCTGAACTGGGCACTCTGTACCGCAGATGCATTCTCTGTGTACATTGCAAGATTCTGGACGGTTAAATCAACTAACTCATCTTCCAGATAGGTCTCAAGTTCACAATTAACATCTGTAGACATTTCACCATTAAACTTTTCATAACCTTCCTTATCAATGTATATTGGGTATCTCATGTAAGAAATGTATATATCATTAGGAGTAAATGTCCCGTCTGTGAATATACTAATTTCATCCGAAGAGATAAAATTAAATGTTTCTTGATATTCAAAGGATGGTTTATAGTGATCGTTATTCAATAACAATTGTAAATCACCATGCTTTGCTAAATCTTTATTTATCCAAATTTTCCTATCCTTACATATACCTTTATCAGCTAACACATAGCTGTCAATATAAAACATATAAGTTGGAGTAAGCTCATCAAGCTTAGTTGACCATTGATTTAATTCTTTGTTTTTAATGGATAGTGGCAATTTACCTTTTTCATAGCTAATCACAAGTCTTTGTAAGTCCTCATAACGCTTTTTAAAAGAATCCATACCTAATCCACTAACAACACTAAATCCGTCAACCTTTTGCTTGATAAGCTTAATTTGTGCTTCGTTGAGCGCAAGTATTTTATCCTCAAGCTGAATTTGTTGATGCTCGTTTGTTGATAGTTTATTTAGTTTTTGATCAATCTTATATAACAAACTATCTACTAGAATCATACAGCTGCAAGTTTTTTAGTCTTTAACTTTCCTTCAAGTGTTAACAACTCATCCTGATTTTCATCATCAGCAAGGAATTTTAACAACTCATCTTCATCAGTAGCTATTTCATATTCACCTTCATAAATACGTCCACTGTTTTTAACTCTGTAGACTGAGTGTAAAATAGCTTGTTTGATCAAATCTTTAATATGGAGTAAATTTTCCTTCATGTCTGCAAATCTTGTAAACACTTCAATGGTTGATAACCCTTGATATTTACCTGATTTGAATTCAGTCTGTTTAAGAACATTATCTACTTGGTTGTAAACAAATTCTTCTTTGGAATCTTCTGTCACTGGTAATCCTAACAGTCTTGCAACCTTTCGCTTCTTCTCAGGAGTCATTGAATCAAATTTGGCAATTGCCTTATTGATCATTTGCTTCTTCTTGAATATAACTGCATTTTCAATATCATCGTCAACAACATAAAATTGTATGTCTGCTGGGAAGTCACCCCTTTCCCAAGCTTGATAAGAGCTTGCAATTGTAGGATGAACTCTCAACCATGAAAATGCTAATTCCTGATATGGAATAGTTAAATCGAAGTAGTTATCACCATCAAGAAGTTTTACAGGTTGTATATGATTATTATCATCAGCTGATCTTGACATGCTGTAGTTCCAGAAAGCAGCTCGTGGACCAAGATCTAATCCTCCTAACATATCTTCAAGTTTTGTTCGCAAATTCTTTACACGATCCATTTCAATTTCACGCTCTGTAGGATCTGCAATTCTTTTAATGTAAGCAGCATCAGGATCTAATCCTGTTCTATATTTACCGTCAAGTTCTTTATAAGGATATTTAAAAACTCCAGTTCCTGGAATTCTTGTAAGTCCTCTCTGTGATAATCCGCCTTGCATTGTCTGCATTCCAGCACTATTATACTCCTTCTTGATTGTGGAGATTTTTCCAAATTTACCCATACGTAGTTAATTGATCATTATTGGTTTATGTGCAGAGTGTGTCAATCAAATGACTAGGTTCACTGACCTACACTCTGTTTAAAGAAAGTCTCCCTCGTTTTGAGGGAGAGTTCCTTTATTAGAACTGTGGAATTTCTTCGATAAGAACAGTTCTTGACAAATCTTCGATGAATACATCACATCTGTCTTGCATCCAGATTTCATAACCTGGGAATTTGTTAGCAGAAGACATACCCTGAGACTTAGCAAAGCCAAGATGATGTCTACGTCCATCAATGTAACCCCATGTCATAGAAGGAGCTCCTTTCATTCTCACTTCACGCATGTTATTAATCATCGACCCATCTGACATTGGAGAAACGTCAAACACCATGAACACAGGAGTAGACTTCTTATTCTGACCAAATTCTAGGTTAGACTGAGGAAGATCGAGCTCTTTCAAGTGAATCAATTCTACACGACCAGTTTCACGAGTAACCATTGCATCAAATGCAAAGTTATAAGTGATATGCTGACCTTCACCTTGCATATATCTGTTTCCAGAATCAGCCATAAAAGTAAGACCTGAATTCAATGCATCATTTTTCAAAGCCTGCTGGAATACATCAAAGCCTGCTTCGTTAGTGTACATTTTAACACGTCTATCTTTAACATCCACACGTCTGTAGAACAAGTCTCCAAATACTGAACGAATCAAGTTTGCAGAAAACTCACCACGATTATATTGAACCAAGTTACCATTGTTACGCATTCTGTGATAAACACCAGCAGATACACGTTTCAATTCTTGCTTAGAACCATTAGTTTTTACAGTGCCTGGCTTAGACCAGATCATACGCTTCACCTTCAACTCAAGCATAGCTTTTCTAAGCATGAATTCTACGAACGGTTCCCATTTAACATCGTTACGAGTTAATGGTAGTTGATTTCGTCTTTGAGGAGCGTACACTAAAATATCAAGAGGTTTGCCAGAAGCATCTCTCATTGTTTTATCATCAGCCCATGCAGTGATCTTATGCTCAAATCCATATCCAGAACCAAGAGATTCGAACATTGTGATCTTTTCACCAAGTCTTGGTAGACCAAGCAAATCCTGATCAAATTCACCAATTGCAGCATCAACCAATTCAAGCTCAAGACCAATTTGAAGGAACGTTGAACTTACGAAATCCATGATTGGATTATCAGAAACCAATGTGAAAGTGTACAAGAATC